ACTCCGCAAAGCAGTGATTAAACTGCTAAAGTGGCTTTTGCTGAGCGAGCAGAGAACTTGACGTTCTTACCCGAAACAGTTACTTCGCCTGTATTTGCGTTTGCATTTACAAGTTTTGCTTGATTAACGGTCATCGCCTACCGTGTTGTCCACTCATTTACTCTTTGCCCAATCGATTACCGGAGCACCCCCACCTAAATATACCTTATACACTTAGGTGGAGGTGATGGGATTCGAACCCATGTCTTGAACACTTTTCTCTTTGCTTCATACAACAATTCTTTACTGCTAAACAACTTGTACTATGGCCTTTACAGGTGGTGGATTGTAGTTAGAATTGGACCAATCTACAAAAGCTGTGGCTGATTCAACAGTACTCCAAACTCGTACTCCACTGTTAGAACCTGTGATCTGGGCTACCTGACCATTTGTGGCATTGACAGCCACCTGCGATTCAATATAAGAATTTTTAGCGGCCATTTCGCGATCGGTAATAACTCTTCCTAAATCAACTACTGTTATAATCATTAAATTTTTTATTCCACTGTGGTTACAATCAATTATATCCTTTTACAGCTTTCCCATCAATCTTGGGATTACCTCGAGCACACGCTTCCAAATACTGTTCACGCCTGCGCTTTTCCGGCAGGGGACCACAGCCCAACCGATCCCACTCTCGATCAGAGTAAAAAAACTGGTTTACCGGTTGTTTTTTATTCTGTTCCATGCATGTATTTAGCAAATTTTACTACCCTTACGCCTATTCTCAGTAATTGTTAAATATTGTAGGTTACTAAGCGTATGTAAACCACCTTTGCTAATAGGAATGATGTGATCCACTTCGTATCCTTTTGGGCAACTATCATAAAATTCCTTTATGGATATTCTATCAGCATCCGGCGGAGTTTGATTTTTAACTTTTGCTCTATAATTTGCTGAAACTTCTCTTGCTTTTTTTCTTGTTGCTTCCTTTAATTCTTCTTTGGTTTTATATTTTCGCCTGGTATAATCATAACATTTAACAGTGCAGTATTTGCCACGCCCACTTATTTGAGTATCGCAACCTTTGCATTTATAAATCTTAGCTGACCTTTTAGGAGCTACTTTATTATTAAATGAAGCTGCACAACTGCTATTACAAAATTTGTTATTCTTTTTTTCTTGAGGTAGTTTGAAATTACAATGAGAGCAAAATTTTGGATTAGCTTTATACTGTTCTTTCATTTTACGGGCATACGCTAATCCGCCGGCTCTACAATTGGCCCGATTGGCAGCAAGTCTTTGAGGTGTTAACTTTAGTTTCATATTATATTTATAAATGGTGGGCCAGATTGGATTCGAACCAATGGTGTCCTTTTGGAGATCGATTATGAGTCGATTGCACTCGGCCGTCTGTGCGACTGGCCCAACATTGTTAGTATAGCACTAAGGCTCATAATTGTCAAGAAATTGCTGTAGATTTCCGTATAGATTGACCATTACAGCTTCTCGACTACCAAAAAATACAATGTGTTTAGGTATGCCCTTGACAGCAGAAATGTAGTAAGGCATTTGCATTTTGCGGTCCAACTTTAAAATAGTTGTTTGATTAAACAGTAGTGGATCGTCAATGGAGTATGAGTAGTGTTCCAGTTCTAGTCGTTCAACAAAGATCTGGTATCCAAGAGCAGTCAATCTCATGCCGCCATTGCGACGAATATTATACCACCAAGCAGGCAAGGCCGACTCTGTACTGATCCGTTGCTCGTCGGGTAATAAGTTTATTAATTCTTCTGTGAGTTTCCGTTTATCGCGCACATTAGGGATAAATCTGATCGCCTGACTTTAATAGAACTACAGTGAATTTGTCAGTTTTAAATTGTGTGTTGAGTTTGCGGGCCAAATTTTTAGCGTGTCCGGGATTGCTAAATGAAACCTTTTTGTATTTGGGTCCTGGATACTGGATCAACATGTTTGAGGTTTTAAGATTAATGGGCTTGGCATCATAAAATACAGCCCACACACCTTCGCTGGCCAAGACCTGTTCAGTCTTGTAAGTGGCCTTGTTGGTATGCTCAATTAATACGTTGGGTTTTGGTCTTGACATAAAGTTATTTATGCCAAAATATAGGTATATTTAGAATGTTTTAGACTGGATTGATCAGGCCAAGATCAACCAATCCGGGCAACAAAATATTGTTGGTCCACCTAACAATACAGTCATAGTTTGGGTGGAATCCATCGTTTGCCAACTGATCATGAGCAAAGCCGTACTCAAACATAAAATCCATTGGCTTTTTTGGAATTATTGGTAGCTTCTTTAAATTGATCAGGGTTGTACTATCAACATAGTTGTCAAACTCGTGAGTCAGATCTGGCTTGGGAATATAAGGCGGGTACAATAAATTACAATAAAAACTAAATGCAAATGAAATATTTCTACTGGTCAAATAGTCGGCCACTTGAAAAATTCTATCGGCCGACTGTTGTGCTCCTATAGTTTTTAATTCATTGTCAGTTGAAATTTTTATTGGGTCATCGTTGCGGCAATAAAAATGTTCTTTTAAAAATGGTCCGTGGTTCTTGGGGCCCGGCTGGGATACTTTTTTTAAAAAACGATTTAGTCCAGACCACATGACCACAACCAATGTTTTTTCTGCATCTTGATCGGGCATACTAGAAAAGTGATGCAGTATTGATTCAGCAATGTAGTCATTTCCCACGCCCGGAAAGCTATAATCAAATGCCTGGGCCATACCGCATTGTTGTTTTACAAATCCTGGCCAGGCACTAGCACAGGTATCGAGTCTTCCGGAAGAAGTAAAACTGCAACCGCTGGTTACCAAAATAGATTTTTTTGTACGATAAGTCTGACTTTGTGGATCATTTTTCCAACTTGGAATGTACGGTACCTGCATTGGGTTATCTAAAACGCACCGCCACTGACCTGTACTGTAATTGTTTCTTCCGCCTGAGAGATTTTGGTCACCTGCTCACGTAGATCATGCAGTTCCGCCAACAGTCTAGTAATGTCGGCATGGAGATCTTTGGCATCAGTCATGGTCATGACAAAATCTCTGGCACCGCGTGCTTCGTGTCCGCGCACACGATCCACAAACTTAGTGAGATGTATGGTCACGGGCTTCCTGTTCGGAATAGAATGGGCCTTGATAGGGATAGCGTTGCAACACAATTAATTTTGGTGCCTGTACTGTGCGCCAGTGGCGACCTTTTTTGACATTGTACCAGCCTGCGGCCAGCCAACTTTTGCTTTTGTTTGTTTTGGTATAAACAGGTAACTGTTGAGGAACGTCCCACATGGGATTGTATATTCGTCCCAAAACTGGATATCCGTGTACGTGATTCGCAGTTGCGCTTGGTTTGGATTTTTTAATCGGAGGCTCAAACGCAATATTGATCTGTCGAGCCACCATTCGTATGGTTTTAAACTGTGCTATCTGGTTATTGATTTTGACCTGATATCCACCGTCGCAGGCTTCGATGTTGCCGACCTTTTGGTTGTCTTTTTGTAAGATCCAAAACTGTTTGTCAATTACGGGTTTTGCTATAATCATTTGTTTAACTCCTTTTTTCTACATTCTTCTTGTACCCTAACAGGTACATCAGGATGCCAACCGCCCATCAACATCCTGCAATCGTATGTTACAACAACTGCACTGCCTTTGTTTGTGGGCCAAAAAGCCAACACTAGAACTGCAAGTACAATACCAAATGTAACCAAAGTCCAAAAAATATCCTTAGCCATTTAATACACCTTGATAGGTAGCGTTCATCCAACGACCAAACGAGTCAGCAGATTCACTACACTTGTTTAGTTCATACTTGCCACAGAACTGCATGAAACGCACACCAACCTGACCAATGTCCTTGTGGCTAATCTGTTCGCGAATTGAGGCATCTACCACTGCTTTGACTTCGTCGGGTTGTGCTGTAAGATCAATCAGGGTTCTGTTACGCTCATAGTCATCTAGGACACGATGCTCAACACCGTCTGGGTCGGTCCATCTTTGCAACATAAGGTTGTTCCAACTGTAACCTTTTTTATCCTTGTCAGAAAACGCTTCTTGTAGGCCGACTTTGTTTTTGGTACTTTTCGTCCGAACACCAGGGAATGCCGAGAACACATTATCACTTGAGTCACCGCGCATACACTTCTCGAAGAGAAGCCATTGCGGATCAGGAATAGTCTTAGGCTCCTTTGTTTTCTTGTCAATAACTGGTTTACTTTTGGCATCAAATATTCCTTCTACGGTGTGTAATTCGTCGGTGATTCCGTTGTATTGTTTAACATTAGAAGCAAGCAACTGGACAAAATCCGTGTCACTTGAGATTATTACGTGTTCGTCTTGGGGGTGTAGTGCAATCCAGCGGGCAATAATATCATCGCCTTCTGCTGTAGGACATCTAATGACTGAGCAATTAGTCCTTTCAGACAAGTATTTAGTCAGATTATCATATGTTTCCCAGAACATTTTATCTTCGTCTGCTTGCTCTTCAGTCAGAGCCGCACGGGCCACAGCACGGTTATTTTTGTAGGGCTTGTACATGTCCTTGCGCCAGCTTCGCCCTTCTAAGGCAAAGACCACATGATCTGCTTCGAATCTACGTGCCATTTTGTTAGCGGCCATCAAGGTGATATGTAGAGCAAATCCAATCTTTTCCCAGGTATCGCTAGCACGAAAAGCACCGTGTCTAGCACGAAAGAACAAGTTGGCTGTATCTATAAGAACATATTTCATACTACAATTATAGCAGAAAATATCTAATAAGTCAAATGAATTTGTTTTTGATAATGTAATCCAGCATAAAACGGTGAAACGCCGAATGACCGTCCTGACCAAAATGCCAACTTCCAGGCATAACAGTGTCTATACCTTGTGAACGAATAACAGCGTCATAGGTCAAGTTGGGATCGTATGGTCCAATATAATTGGCGCCCCATTTTTTTTGTTTGGTTATCTTGGAAAAATCGTTGTTGCCGTTGAAAAATATATGACGTATATTTTGTTTTTTGAGTGCTTGATGAAACTGCCAAATTTCATCGTGTGCCTGTTCGGTCTTTTTCTGCCAGTCAACTGTGGCCACAAACTGTTTGTATTGTTGTTCCAGTGCCACGTGAACACCATCGGTACCACTGGCGCCAATTTGATAGTATCTATCTTCGTAGAGCCACTCTTCGCGTTCCCAGGTGCTCCACTGTATGATAACTAGCAGATCAGGATGGTCTCGACCTGCATCCTCTAGCCATTCGCGTGTGGTTCTTATGATACGAGCATTGCTGGCGGCACTTTCGGCATCACATCTGAATGCTGATTTCAGAGTCAAACTTAATAGTTTTCCCCAACTAACCGCAAGATTGGCCGGATGTGGGCTGCGTCCTAGATAGAACAAAGCAGGATCATCTTCGGCAAATGCGTGTGGATTTACTGCTTCTGCAGCAGCCGTATGGCTGTCACCGTTTACATACAACATCACGATACTTCAGACCTGCCATCGCCAATGTTGCGAGTTTTGACCACACGATCACGTTCGGGATTCATGGCTTCGTACTGCTCATAGGTTTCCAAGACTACATTACGACACACAGCGGTAAACCAACGATCTACAACATCGGCGTCGGTATCTTTGGGATCCATTTGATAACCTGCACGAATTAAATTGGCTACAAATTTATCATTCCAATCCAATTCAAATGCACCATTCTGCATATTCTCAGGATCTACTTCCATACTGAGAATATTAACATAGGGCTCGCCTCGTTCGGTAGCAAGTTCTTTTTCAGTCTTTGCTACTTTCTTTGGTTTGGGTTCGGCCTTGACTTCTGGTGCCTTCTTTTTGAATCGATCAAATATGCCCATTGGGTCCTTTAAAGTCTTGTATTACCGTAGTGAACAACTGTAATGTCTGCCATATCAAGCGGCAACTTGCGCCAAGGATCAACAATTACTGATCCTGGCATAATTTTGCAGTAGGGTTGTGTGTCTTGTTGATCGCCGGTGTATTCGTAAGTGATCTTGCGATTGTGTGCCCATAAAAACACAGCTGGGTGATCCACTGTATCAACCACTTCGTCCTTGTTGTCACTGAGTGGATCAACATACGCCACTGGCAAGCCGGCTTCCTTGACATAGAACCCAACCAGGGTTGAATATGATCCAATACAGTATTCCACATCGGGCTTGTAGGCCTTGCCGTGAATCACAACAGGCAATCCAGATTTTTTAGATTCTTCAACCAGGAACAAGGCCAAGTTGCGTGCTTGAATTTCACGAGCATGCATAACCGTGTCAAACAGGTCGTATCCCACTTCATACTCGGCAGCCAACCAACGTAGAGCAATATTGT